CTGAACTTGAAACAAGACCTGACTGCCGGCTTGGAGAACGTGCGCAGAATTGCACCAACATTCCGCACGAAGCAATGCCACCACAACAGGGCGGCATGGATCGGTGAAGGGGATGTCTAGCGACTCGATGCGCCGGTCGCAGTCGGCAAGGATGTCGTCTCGAGTAACAGACAGGTCCCATGCAGTGGCGTCTGAGGTGACAATCTTCCCAGTGTTGAACGCGTTACGCAATACGCGCGCGAGATGATCGAGGTTGTCATCAGCATGGCCCATGCCAGCCAACGACCCCTTGGACTCACCAATGGAATACTCGAAAATGTCGCTCTTATTCTGGCGATGGTGAAGCAACGCCTGGGTCACGCAATCAACAAGGGAAGCGATCCATATGAGCCGCCACGCTTTACGATCTCGTTTGCTGGCCTTGTGAGGCTCGCCTTTGATAGTCAACTCACGCGGATCCATCAGCCCGAGCTTACACATCCGTACGGGGTGCATCGTTGGAAGTTCTTCAAGGGCTGCATAACGGAGTGCAAGGCGGCAAAGCGCCAACATTACGATCTCGTTCCTGTATTTCTCGGCTAAGGCCTGTTTGGTACCACACTTGAAGCGAGCAGTCCACCCAGCGCTCTTGTGCTCGTACTTGTCCAGGATGGTGGCGAAGCCCACCCGACCACGCATGACCAATGGCTTAGTGCACACGTTCTCATGTTTCCACGAATTGTACACTGTCTTTTGGTCTGGGGTCATAGGGTAAAGGCGCCCGCGACTCACCTCTCTGGCCTGAGCACAAAGCGAATCCAACATGGCGGTCTCATCCGACGGAGGTTGGAAGTACCGCGTGGTAGGATCGTGGCCGCACGCCTTAAACAACGCGTGCAAGGTATCCGCATCACCGTTGCGCGGGCGAGGACGACCTCCATTGGAACCATCTATTTGTCCGCACGACTGAAATAGTGGTTGTCCCTCGCGGTCAGGGAATGCGATGTCCTTGGGAATGAACCCGTCGCACATGCTAGCATAATCACGCATCAACCGAAACGTGGGCAAAGTAAGCAAGTACTCAG